CGAAGTAGGAGTTACAGGCAACACGGGTTCTACAGGAGCAAAGGGACAAAAAGGCCAGACAGGAGCTACAGGAAGCACAGGCTCTACTGGCTCAACAGGAGCAAAAGGCCAGAAGGGTGAAGTCGGCGCTAGCGGCTCAACTGGTGGAACTGGAGCAAAGGGGCAAAAGGGACAAACAGGAAATACAGGCTCAACGGGTTCAACTGGTGGAACAGGAAGCACCGGCGCGAAAGGCCAGAAGGGACAAACTGGTTCTACGGGTTCAACTGGTGGAACTGGTTCTACGGGTCAAAAGGGTCAAAAAGGACAGCAGGGCGCTACAGGCGGAACTGGGTCAACGGGCGGAACTGGAGCTAAAGGTCAAAAGGGACAAACAGGCGCAACAGGTTCAACAGGAGCTACTGGCGGTACAGGTTCTTCTGGTCAAAAGGGACAAAAGGGCGAGGGTCTAACAATAGGCCAACAGTGGCAAACAGTTAGCCGAGGTAGTGGTACATCATATCAAAACACAACAGGAAAACCTATTGAGTTTGCCGTACAGTTAAACCCCTCTTGGTACGCATATATACAAATATCTCACAACAACTCTAGTTGGACTCAGGTAGCTTCGGGTTATCCATCTGCTCACCTAACGAAAGGTGGATTTGTTGTCCCAGCAGGTCACTATTACAGAATAAATAGCCCATATTCAGTACAGGAGTTAAGGTAATGAAAGGTTTTTATCACGTAGACTTAGGTTATTGGGAAACTATAACTGACCCAAGTGAAGAAATACTAGAAGGCTATCCAGATGGGACAGTAGAGATTACTATGCGACCTACTCCTCTACACACATATGACGGCTCTAAATGGCTCGCACCTACTCAGATAGAGATTGATGAAGAAGAAGGTTATCAAGTAAGACTAATCCGCAACCTGAGACTAAATAATGAAGTAGACCCTATAGTATCGAACGCATTACGTTGGGCTGAACTTACAGAAGATAAGCAGTCAGAGTGGAGACAGTATCGAACAGACTTACTTAACCTATCAGACCAGTCTGGTTTCCCCCACAATGTAATATGGCCTACTAAACCAGAGTAACATATGACATTAGTATATCAAATTTCCCTTCATTGCGATGCTTTTGACGCAAGGGGGAAAAGTTGGGAAGATTTAGAGGCTGAAACCGGCTGTAAGCCCGATAGAGCTTGGTTAGACCCAATACATAACCGAAGGTTGCTTAAATCAGAGTTCGGTTGCTCTGTGAGCCATTTGCGCGTATGGCAGAAAATTGCAAAATCTGGCGTTTCTGGGATAGTTTTGGAAGAAGATGCAGTATTCTCTAGTTTTAATGTCTCCGAAATCCAAGAAATTTTAAAATCTCACCATAGCGTTTGGCTAGGCTATAGAGAGAATACTCTGGGATATTGGTACAATGCTCATGCTTATGCCATAACTCCAAAAACCGCATTAGAGCTTATAAATGGCTTTTCTAATGCGATTATACCAGCAGATGAGTGGTTGCCCTTAAAGTTGAAAGGCAGTTTTAACTATTTTTATCGTCCAGAAATTGTTAAACAAATACCAAGGTCACAAAGACCATCAACTATAGAGGAAGAAGATAAACCGATGATAGATGGAAGTAAAATTAATATAATAACAGTAGCTACAGATGAAGCTAAGATGTGGCCTCTATCTCAGTCATGTGACAAACATGAAATAAACCTAGTTAACCTTGGAAAAGGGGATAGCTGGGAGAGTGAGATGGAAGGATACGATGGTATAAGAAAGATAGAGTTAGTAAAAGACTTTATTAAAGAGTTACCAAAAGATGATATAGTTCTCTTTGTAGATGGATACGATACATTCTTTACTGAAGGTTATGAAGTCATAGTGCAAAGGTTCTTGGACTTTAATGTAGACATACTATTTGGAGCAGAACAAAAGTGTTGGCCTATAACAAACGATCAGTCATACAAGAATAGGTGGCCTGATATGCATACTCCCTATAGGTATTTAAACAGTGGTTTATACATAGGGTATGCTGGAGCATTAAATGACTTCTTTAATCTACCAAGTACTGATGATAATGGAGATGACCAATTATATTGCCAATCAAGATATTTATCAAAGTATGAAGACTTCCCACATAAAGTAACTCTAGACTATGAAAGCTATATCTTCCAGAACCATGACTCAAAAGTACGCAAGGTAAACGCTCAAATTTGTAATGACAGAACAAATTGTTATGGTTGTATATATCACGGTAACGGAGGAGAATTAGAGAAAGAGTTCTTTTATAAACTAGCAAAACAGTTTGGTTATGAGAAACCCTCCTCTTATATTATTAGGGCAAGTAGAGATTTAGACTACAAAGAAGTAGCACAAGACTTGCTAGTTACAAAACTACTATCCGAAAGTGAGTGTAAGGACTTAATAGCTAAGTCTGATGCTCTAGGTGGTTGGGAAAACCTAGATGGAGATAAGTTTCCAGCACAAGAGATAAGACTAAAGAGATTAGGACTATGGAAACAATACGAAGCTCTTTGGAAAGATAGACTATTTAAGATATGTGAGAAACATTGGAAGCCAGTAGAGTATATGGGATTGCGAGATGCTTTTACTATGCGTTATTCTATGGATACACAGAAGTCTCTAGGGTTACATACAGACGCTTCTCTCATTACTGGTAGCGTTAAATTAAACGACAACTATGAAGGTGCTACCCTTTATTTTCCACGTCAAGACTTTACAAACCTAGATGTACCCGTTGGAAGTTGTATACTATTCCCTAGTCAAGTTACTCATGGTCATTATGTCGATGAGCTACAGTCTGGGGTAAAATATTCATTAACTATGTGGACATCCCGTTATGTGGGTGACGAAAATGGTTAAAACATTCGTTGAGATTGGGTCAGCTGACTTCAATACGTGCCTTCCTCTTGCGAAGTCAGGTTGGAAAGGAATTTGCATTGAGCCAGTACCATATCTTTATGAGAGAGTAAAAAAACAGTATGAAGGATACGATGTTGAGGTAAGAAATCACGCTGTATCAGATAATAATGGCGCTTTAGAAATGCTTGTAGCGCGTGATGAAGGCTGGCTAACTGGTTGTTCTCATATTATTTCTGAAAACCACATTGGATATAAATTAAGTGAACACCCTGATAGAAAAGGTGACTTCGAAGAAAAGATTACTGTTGGTTGTTCTACCCTAGACTATGTTATGTCACTTGTGGATTGTGTAGATTTTCTAAAGATAGACACAGAAGGCCATGAACTTAACATTATTATGAATTATTCTTTTCGAACAAAACCAAAATTTATTAAGATTGAGCACAAGCACGTTGATGATATTATGTTATGTGCAAAGCTAGAAGAAAATGGTTATTTGGTCTGGACGGAAAAAGATGATATATATGGTATAATTTAACAGGAGTTTTATAATGTCTTTTGGTGCTAGTACCTTTGCAAGTTCGCCTTTTGCTGATGCTGGCACAGAAAAATATGAACTTAGTGCTGTTGGAATATCTACATCTGCCCCTGTTGTTGGTAATTCAGATATAACTGAAGGCAATAATTTTGGCGCAAATAATATTACTTTAGGAGCTCCATCTATATCTCCTACTGTTATGGTGTATAACGCTGTCGCGTCTACTGGGGATATTGATGCTGGCTCACCGGTAGTCTCAAATGTAACATTCAATCAAAATCAAGACCTTGATGCTAATGGCCTTACTTCAGGATTGCCGACTGTCGAAACTACATCTTTTGGTCAAATTCATGTAATATCAATCAATGAACTGATTTCTAGAGCTCCTGATGTTGAAATTGCAACAATGTTTGAAGATGAAACCTTCTCTGCATTTGATTTAGTTTCTAACAGGCCAATCCCATCACTAGCGACTATCGCTCAAGAGCATCTATTTAACACTGGTGAATTGCTTTCAGGCGCTCCAGATGTTCCAGATCAATTTGTTAGCGAAGAGGAAACATTTACTACGGGTGAACTTTCTTCAAGCGCACCATTATTAGCTACAGCTACAATCCTTCAAGAGCATGCGGTGCAATCTGGCGAGCTATTAAGTGGAGTTCCATCTGTACCAGCGCAACCAATGTCAGAAGAAGAAACATTCTCAACTTCAGACTTAGAAACTGGAAACGTGGCTATCTCTGGCGCTACTATCATTCAAGGTCATAATTTTGATGGTTTGAACATTAATACAGGCAGTCCATCAGTACCTAATTCAACAGCTTTTGAGCGGGAAACTTTAGAAACAACAAATCTAGTAACTTTGCAACCAATTCTGGGAACTGCTGATATTACCGAAGAAAATGCACTTTCTGGTACTACGTTAGTTTCAAGCGCATATATACCTGATGAAGCCGATATTTCAGAAGAAAATATACTTTCTGGAGATGATATAACGGGTTCGTCTCCTGTTATTGCAGAGGTTGTGATGATTTGCGACCATGTTATCTCAACTTCAAATTTAAACACCGCCCCTCCTATAGTTGAAGAAGTTTCTGCATCAGAGGAAGAAACATTTACTACGAATGAACTTTTATCTTCAGCTTTCATTATTGATGAAGCTACATTTAACCAAGGGCATGAATTAGAGAATGATCGCTTACTTGCTGGTCGTCCTATTTTAGCAGAAATTACCTTGGTGCAAGGTCACGAATTTGATGCGAATAATATTTTAAGCGGAGCTCCTACAATACCAACGCTAGTATATGATGCGGCATTAGGCAGAATTGCAGAAGAAGGTTTAGAGAGTATAAGCGTAGCAGAATTAGTAGTTAGTGACCCCAACACTGGTACATTAACAGTTCAGAAACCAAATAGCGTTGAAATAGCCGCGTAAAAGTTGTAAGGAAGAAACATGGCGTTCTTTATAAAACAAAATGATACATCACCTGCATTACAGGTAACACTAAAAGACGGAACTGATACTGTGGTTAATTTGACCTCAACATCGGTGAGATTTCACATGCGTCCAATTGGAAGTTCTACAGTTAAAATTGATGCTCCGGCTACAATATCAAACGCGCAAGGCGGGATTGTTTATTATCAATGGGCTACAGGAGACACTGATACTATTGGTTCTTTTGAGTGTGAATTTGAAGTTACATACACAGGTGGAGAAATAGAAACCTTTCCAAATAATCAATTTATTGATGTAGAGATAACAGATGACATCATCTGATGGGGGAAAAATGCATGGTATTACTAAAGCAGAGTTAAAGCTATTAATATTAGAAGCCGCAGAAAAAGGTTCTGATCGCGCTTTGGCGCGGATTGGCTTGCATGATGAAAACGCTGTCCATGATGTAAAAGAATTGCGTGACTTGTTAGAAGGATGGAGAGCAACTAAAAGTTCAGTTGGCAAAACTATTGTTAGATGGGTAACATTGGCAGTATTAGGTTTTGTAGCAATAGCAGTATGGTCAGATATTAAAACAAAGCTCTAAGGGTATTGATTATGAAGGTTATTCAAATTGTTCTGTTGTTTGTTTTCTTTTCACTCCCCGCAATGGCCGAAGATGATGATACAATAAAATCTGAAAGCACAGTAAGATCAGATGGTACTATGGAAACTACTATCAATAGCCCACCGCCTTCTGCAATATCTCCACAAATCAGCGCAAGTAATTCTGATTTATGTACTGTAGGTGTTGCAGGGGCAGTTCAAACACAAATATTAGGCATATCTGCTGGTCGCACAGTCAGAGATATGAATTGCGAAAAGCTCAAAAATGCAAAGGTCATGTATGACATGGGGATGAAGGTCGCCGCTGTTTCAGTCATGTGCCAAGATGAAAGAGTATTTGACGCGATGATGAACGCGGGGACGCCCTGTCCCAAGGATGGGTTGATAGGCGATAAAGCTAGGTTAGCTTGGGAAATGGAAGCAGTAGAAGAACAAATTGAACGCGAACAAAGCAATGTAATGAGAAATGTTTTTAATGAAAAATCAGAAACAAAAATTGGGTTGGGTATTATTTTTAGCACTCTGGCCTTCTTACTCGCAATGTGAGCCATATACTTACGGAACAAGTCCAAACGCCGCCAGTGCCGCTTTGAGCTGGTCTATGGGCAATATTTTGCCATCTGGAAGCGGTTTAGATATAAATGGCTTAATATATCGCTATAGAACTGTAAAAAACACTGAAGATGATATGAAAGTGCATATTGGCAATAAAAATGCTGATGGTACTGGATATATATTTAGAGAAACAGATGATTGGTCAGGAGTGCCAAGCAATACTATTCTCAAGCAATTTTCATTAGCAAACATACCAGCACCTAATTGGGGTGATGGTTCTATCGAAATTGAAGGTCAAGGTTCAGTAGAAGACGCTGTTGTTATTTATACATTTAGAATGGACAAATGTTTTGACCCACAAGCTGACCCAAGCTGTGCTGGCTATAAAGAACCCATACCTGAAATACCTGAATATGAAATATACGATGCACTGGAAGATGATGCTGTTGTAGAAAATATTGAAGATGATTTAAATTATGACTATGATGAAGATGAAACTAAAATTGAAGATGATGAAGAGGAGGAAAAAGAAACGCGCCTTGAACTTGGTCTAACTGCATCTGCCAATGCAATGACACTTTTAAGAACTCAAGGTCAGTCTAGTATCATCAATGCTATGAATATAAAGACTAATATCGACATATACTATAACTCTGCAATAAATGGTGGTATATATAAAGATACAATGAATTTAAGTGACGCGGAGATACCAGATAATAAAAATGCTTTGCGTAATAATTTAGCACAACAAGT